TCGTACGAATCCATTTGATTAGCTGAACCAGTGCCACCTAAGAATACACCACCTGATAGATAGAGGTCTTTGAAACGTACTGATGAAATACCTAAATCAATTCCAGCATCACGACTCGCAAGTCCTGATGTATTATATGGTATAAAACAATTATTGCTTGGACTAAATCTTATACCAGTATCTCCTGATCCAATAAAATAATCAGTGCCTGAATGTACGCCAATACTTCCTACAAGAGAACTATCTTTGTAAAGTCCAACAATCTCACCATCAGAAGATAGTCTGTTCACAGAAAGTGCTTCACCACCACTACGAGTAATAAATGCTTTACCTGCAACACCATTTTGACTTAATTCAACTCCTGCCGTACCAAACCCTGTACTCGTTTTAGAAATCATAACATTTTCAGAACTATCAATAGTCATAGCAGTTGCATCTGCATTATCGTCTATGCCATTACTTGTAAAAGCACCGACACTTACAGCACCAGTAGTTGTGATTGTACTAGAGCCAGTATCTATGTTACCAAATCCACTTGTGATTGATCCTGAGTTCAATGCACCAACAGCAGTTACATTTGTTTGTGAAGCAGTCTGCAATGTGCCAGTTAAAGTAGCACCAGTAATAGCACCAGTAGTAGTTATATTCTTATCTTGACCATCTAGATTACCACCTAATTGTGGTGTAGTATCTTCAACTATATTGCCTATGCCAGTAACATTTACTGCCTGGTATGAACTACCATCAAAAAATTTAAAAGTATTATCTGATGTATTGAAAAATAAATCTCCAGCATCGTTGTCTGAAGAGGGGTCAGAACTTCCTACTCTATACCTTTCAGCAAAACTAGTTACACCTGATAAATTGCTTGCGACTGTATTGACGTTAGCTATTGATCCACCAACATTATTAACATTCGTTATTGCACCAGCTACAGCATTTATATTTGTTGCATTACTTACAGCAGAATTAATATTTGATGTATTATCAGCAACTGATGTTACGTTTGCCTTTATAGCTTCGACTGCATTTAGATCAGAAATAAAATCTGAGGTAGCTAATAAATCTAAATCAGCAATTATTGAGGTGGTAGCAAGTGAGTTTAAATCTGCTATAAAATCAGATGTTACCACTGCCATATCTGCGACAAAATCACTTGTAACTAAATTTATTTTGCTAACAAAAGTACTATCAATTAGTGCCATATCAGATGCAAAATCTGATGTTATCAATGATGCTTTACCAGCTACAGTATTTATATTAGAAGAATTGCTGGCAACACTTGTTACATTCGAGCTTATGCTTGCAACAGTAGAAACATTTGATGCTATACCGGCAACAGTTTGTATTGCATCAGTAGCATCTGTTCCATCTTCTATATCTGCGAGTGTCGCAATATCAGCACTGACAGATGCAAGTGTAGTACCATCAGCCACTGAAAATGTGACTTCCGGATTACCAGTTGATGCATTGAAAGATAATATCTTACCTAATCTATCTGCCTTTACCGGCAAGGTCATATCTGCACCTGATATCACATCATGTTCTGCTTGCCTTAATGATCTATTAATCTCTTCATTAGTTTGCTGATGTATAAACATATTGGTATCAAAATCAGATTCTAAAGATGAAGCTGTAAACTGACCACCGGATGTATAAACAGATGTCCTAGATAAAGGTATGTCACCCAGGATTGTTATTGTCTGACTTGAAGTAGGGTGGTTACCAGTTGTAAAAGATATTGTGCCAGCACCAGTGCTAGAATTTAGAGTTACTGTATAATGAGTTGTTTCTGTTTTTTCTGTTGTATCTACATAAACTTTTACTTCACTTGTAGCATTTACCTGAAAAGCAAAAGCAAAAGGTCCGGCAGTGCCATTACCAGTAAACTGCACTCTTCGTGCTGAAGTCTGATCTGTTACGTCATATGTAGCCATATTAGATACCTCTCTAGGATTTATACACTATAAATTAATTTAATTCCATTAATAATCCACTTAACCTGGAGTTTTGCTCAATCACTTTCTTTTTTGCTTCTGATCGTCTGTCTTTAACAATTGCATTTAATGCTTCGTATTTATCATCATCAAACTCTAAAGAATTGTATATGTCACTGTTTATTGTTTCTTCTAAGGCTGGCAGTAAGGATGTATTTATATCGTAGCCATTGTCACCAGGTAACAATCCATTTTCGTCTATTTCGTTAGTAAGCATTACTAGCTCGTTATACTCAGTGCCTGACAAAGGATAGCTATCAGAACCTTTCATACTTATTTTTTTTGGATGAGATACGAACACCTGACCAGTTCTTTCAGTTAATCTTAGAACTTCTCTATCAACATTTGTATATCTGTTTGTCATAACCCTTACTGGGTTAAAAAACTCATCAAACCTTCCTTCGCCCTGATACAATCTCTCACCCCAAAAATTTAATTTAGGTGGCAACTTTTTGCTAAAATATACATTTCTACTTTTGAAATAATTTAGTCTTTCATAAAAAGCTTTTGTTGATGTTGATATTTTTGCATTACCTTTTAGTTGATCATCAGTAATCATAGTATTAGATGCTTCAGGATTATTTACTCTTTCCATAGTTGCTTTGAAACTATCATTACCAATATACTCTATACCAGCCTGACTTGCTAGATAGGATGGTAAACCAATAAGATTTCTATCTATAGTACCAGTAACTGCACCAACAACATCGGTTGTTTTAGATACACCAAAGTTAACAAGTCTTTGAAATAAATCTTCTGTGCTATTATTCCAATTACCTATAGCACTAGTCAGTTCTGATATTCCCTGGAGAAATGGTAGGTTATGTGCATATTCTCCAACTGACAATGTGTATGCTTTCACCATTGATTCTATAGCATTTGGATCATCTTCATGTTTTAAATAATGAGCAAGATCAGCACCCATAGCTAGCAAACCTGACATAGGATCAAACCTACTGAATGTATATGATCTATATGTACCATCAGGCTGTTTAAAACTAACTGAGTATTGTGGAAACTTCATAAGCTTCCTGGCTCTTTTATCAGTAGGTCCTTGACCAGTAATTACGACATCATCGCCAAAGAACCCTGATGCTAAACCAAACATAGTCATAGCTACACCATTACCAATGGCAAGTTTACTAAGAGCTTTATCAAACTCTTCACCTTCACCTTTTTTCAGTGTGGTATATAATTTATCATATCTGATTGTTCTATCAAAAACTTCATTAATAATATTTGTAGGTGTATTGAAGAAAGGAATTATAACTTTTAAAAATGGATTTTGTATAGCTGATCCAAGACTAGCAAGTCTACCTTTGACCGGTGTTTGAAATGTTTGTTTCAATGCTTCATCAGTCATCATTTCTCTAATATCTTGAGGTGTATCTGTCATAATCTCTTGATACTTTTGCTTTGATAAATCCAGTGCTTGTTCTTTTGTTGCTCCTGATTTTATTGCTAGGTCATACTCTTGCTGACCTCGTCTAAAAGCTTCTCGATACAATACCCTTCTTCTTGTAACAACTTTGAAATAGGCATCCTCAGTTGCTAAAAATCTTCCTGGCAATCTTGTCATCACTGACATACCATTGAATGCAAGTTGTGTTAAGTCACCCTTGGATGCTCTTTCTATTATAGATGCAAGGTTATCATCGTCACCATAAGCTTGTTGTACTCTTAAATCTATTTTAGATAATTCATCAGATGATTTACCCTGAACAAAAGTTCGGCCCATAATTTTAAGAGCATCTGCCTGGGCCATAGCAAACCCATGTGCTTCGGCCATAGCATCACCAAGATATGCCTGATCTTCAGGTCCTAGTCTCAAAGCTCTTCTTACAGTTCCTATCCCACCAGCCAGTCCTCTTTCTATCATTGTCTGTAACTGAAACCCAAAGTTACCAGCTATGTTTACAAAATGTGTAACTGGGGAAGAGAGTAGGGAGTTTATGTAAGCTTCCATCAATGTATCACCAAGCACCTGACCTTTTGTTCTCTCTAGATAAGTAGCCCTGGCTGTAGCATTGTTAAGTGATAAATATTGATGTCCATACATTTCGATGTTTGATGTGCTAGCTGTCTCAACTAACTTAGACATATCTTCTGCAAACTTAGGTAAATTTAAATCTAACTTGGCAATGTTTCTAACTACAGCCAATCCACGACCATATTCTGAGATTGCACCTGAAAGATTACTAGCTAATAAAGATTGTACACCGGCCAGCATTTTATGTTGTTTTAAAAGTTCTGCTTGTGCTTCTGACCCTTTTTCCATTTTTAGCATTTTGTTTGCACCAAACTGTAGCTCCTGACCCATCTTAATCATAACTACAAGACCACCTAATATATCCTCCGGTGGTGGTACTTCTCCTGGTTTTCTTTTAGAGAATGCTGTTATAATTTTTTTAAAACCAGTTGTCTCTGCCATTGCAAGCATATCATCCATGCTTTGTGTATTTCTTCGCATGTAGGCAAACAATTCTTTGTTTTGGTTTTTTACATTGTTCAGCAAAACATCTAGTGATTGCTGTATATTCCCTTCAAATAGATTTAGTTTTAGTTGACCTTTCTGATCAAACAACTCACCGATACGGCCCATATTTAGACCAGGGCCTTTGTATCCATCTTCCTTCAATGCTTGGTTAAGGGCTTTTATTTCGGTATCATCAAGGCCTTTGATAATTACATCTCCACGACTACCCTCAGTAACAAGCTTTGCTTCAGGCTCTCCATAAGATCTTTTCTCAGCTTCAGTGCCAAACTCTTTAAGAAACTTTATAAATTGTCTAAAGCTCATCGGCAACTCCCTCATCCATCATTGCACCAGTGTCAAGAAGTGTAAGTCCACCGGCACTTGCTAAAGGTATTGATCCTTGCATAAACTTTTTAAATATTTCTTCTTTGCTCATGCCGGTTAGTTGTGATGTTACATCAATTCTATCGTCTAATAATTCAACAATAGTTTTTGGATCAGATTCCAACCCAGTTCTATCACCATTAGCAAACCACGATAATGATTGGGCTTCGGCTGGTTTTACTCCAGCTTTCTCAGCAACCTTTTTATATAAGTCTGAAAAGACAGCATACTCAGTTTGTTTTTTAACTTTATTCAATGCTTGACTTTTCAAAGTATCAGCAACCATTATAGAAACATCTAGTGACTTAGGGTCTTTTTTGTACATTTCTCGATGCTTTTTTGTCAGATCTGCTGTCTTACCACCAATCCATTCTATCGGAACTGATCCTGGCTCTAGCTCATTCATTACATCAATAACTGCTCTTATAGCATGTGTATCAACTGTAACACCCTCTAGATTACCAGTTACATTTTCAGCAAATGTTGCTGGTTTTGGATTTGTATCAAAACTTAAACCCTCAGCCCTAGAAACATCAATAAGTTTTTTATGTATGCCCCCAGGATTAATCATCATTGGATATCCTAATTCATTTACACCTTTACCACCTGGTCCAAGAAGTTCATCTATATTTACATTAAGTTTTTGTTTTGCTTCTATAAGTGTGGCATTTCTAAGATTTTGATCTGTTCTAGTTCTTGGACTTGTAACAGCATAATTCGTTGCAAACTTCTTAAATTGTTCTAAAGCTGTTTCTTTTGGTATGCCTAATTCCACAGCCTTTTGGATAATAGGTGAGGTGTTATAAAAATACTGTATATTTTTACCTTTAAATGGAATGATTTTTTTAGCTAATACCTCTACTATAGCATCTGTTTTGTCTATAATTGCTTTAGCTCTATTATTTAGTGGATAGACTTGCTCTTCAGTTTTTCTTGGTACTGGTGTCTCTTTTTGCTCTACTTCAATTTTTTGGTATGCTTCATCAGATGTATCAAATAAAGGATTTTGTCCACTAGGCTGTAGTCTTTTATTTGTCGGTAGCTTCATTTCTTCTGCTCTTTTGTTAAGAACAAGCTTGGTATCTTCCATAATATTATTAGGTGCGAACTTAGCCAAACCTTGTTTAAGTAACTTATCTGCTTCACCTACTGCATTCATAGATAGGGTAGTACCACCAGTATCCAGGTCTAGTTCTCGCTGTGCTTTTTCTCCAATTTTTTCTAGTCCTTTTTTAACACCCTTAACACCAACTTTTGCACCAGCAGTAACAGTGCCACCGACACCACCAAACTCACCAGCAGTGAAACCTGATTTAGCATCTTCTTTTAATTTAGGGTCAACATCTAGACCATCGACAAAGTTATCAAAAATGCTTTTAAAATATTCTGATCCCAAGTTAGCTTTTGAAAACTCAGTAAAACTATTTACAAATGCATCTATCCTTTTGCCATCTTCAGCAGTTACAGCATCTTTGATACCTACAAACAGACCACCGATATCGCCAGGCAATCCGGCTGTCGCACTTGTTGCACCACTTACCATACCACCTACAGTAGATACTATACCATAAAGAGCATCACCGAATGTTTCATACCTGGTCTGATCACCACCTTCTAGACCAATAGTTGTTTCTTTGCCAAAGTGATACTCAACATTTTTGCCACTATCTCTTAGCTCATTAAATTCAGTTATTGCTTTATATACATCTGTCATGGTTGTAATACTGTCTTTAGGTTTTTCTTAAGTAATTCAAATTGTCTTAAAGTAAACGGCTTGCCTTGATCACCGGCTATTTTACTTTTGTTAGCTGTAAGGAAGTCATTCATCCCCAAATAATCATCTTCTGCAATATTTTCTAATTCACTAAATGCAGAACCAATTGTTGACTTAACCTTTTTGATTACACCTTTTGCTTTTACAAAATTTTCTTCTCTTACTTTAATGACAATCAATGTTCTATAATTATCAAACTTGTCCTTTGCCAATTTTTCTAAATCTATATCTCTACCATCAGCTTGTGCATCTTCTAATGCTCGACCAAGTTCTGCTTTAATTTTTTTGTATTGTGATAAGGGTTTTAGAAACTGATTTCTCTTAGCGAGGTTGTCTCTTATTTCAGGATCAAATCCAGGAAACTCAGTGTTAAAGTAACCAGTAAGATCATTAAGAGCTAATGTCATTTTTTTAGTTTGTAATGTTTTTAACTGATTTCTTAATTTATCAGTATCGTCATCATTCAAAGATGCAATATTTCTAGTTATATCTGATTGTTTTATTATTCCTCTATCTGATTTATCAAGTAAATCTGCTAAAACATCCGGATCAGATTCATCTTCTGCTTTGATGACCTTTTCTGACAGTGATAGATAATCATCGCTATCTTTATCAAGAACATCTAATTGTATAAGTAAATCTTTTGCTCCATCTATATCTCTCTTTTTTTTACCTAGTTTTTCTAATATCTTAACTTTAAGATCTACAATTTTATCTTGTGAGTTTGCTTCTGATATTTTATCATCCTGATCTTCTGCATCCTGGACTTCTTTTGCCTGGGCATTTAGCTTTTTAAACATCTCCATTTTTTGTTCAGGGTTCATTTTGGCTATGACTTTTTTCAACCTGAAATCTAACTTTGAATAATTATTTATTGATATAGCCCTGGCTACTGCACCTTGTTTGCCACTTTGTAGTGTGTTGCTAAGAACAAAATTATATTTAAATTCTTCAACCTCACTATCAAATTTTTCTAAGAAGTCATTAATTGGCTTAGTTGTTTTGGCAAACTTGGTGACCTTGTTAAAATAGTTTTGTTTTATAAATTTAATTTTATTATCTAGTATATCATCTATCTGAGCTTCATCTTCTGCTTCATTTACTGATTTGATAAGTATTGACGATAAGTCATCAAGGTTATTGTTTATAATAGCCAAGTTCTTAGCCCTGGTTATCTTTATAGTTTCATTAGCTTTCTTGACTGCATATTCATGGTACTTAGATGATGAGATCGTATTGAGATTAGCTGTCAGTCTTTGAGCAACAATAGGGGATGCATCAAAAGCAAGCTTAGAATATTCTAATGTTACTGCATCAAGATCATCTGATAATGTATCAGCATCGACATCATTAGTAACAGCATTAGTCACAATCTCACTAATTTGTCTTCTAGCTGATAATTCTAATTCTGTTTCTAATACTGATAGTTGTGCCTTACGACTTGCTCTTCCAAAGACTGTATTAGTATCACCAAGCTGACTTTCTAATTCTTCTCCTGATAAACTACCATCTCGTAATTGTTTTTCTGTAATGGCATTTTTTGCACCAAACTCAGCACCTTGAATTTCTGCTTCTGCTTCTGCTCTTTTCAAAAAGAAGTTACTCATTTTGTTTAGTTCACTAGTAAGAATATCAGTTGTCCTAGATGCCATCCTTGATCCAACACCTGAAGGGCCTTGAATGTTACCAAGCTGTAATCTTGATGATAATGATTGATACCTAGTTCTAGCCATATGTACCATACCTTGCCTGATAAAAACCAGGACTTGGTCCTCTTGTCATGCCAGTAGATGTTGTTCCAGCAGTTCCAGGACCACCCAATGAAGCATAGTTCATACCAGCAACAGCAATAGTTCCTAAAGCACTTATATATCCTTGTTTCTTTGCTTGCCTTCCAGCAAAACGTAAATCTTCAGCCTGAGCTTTTGCAGAACTAAGTGCTAAACTTGCATTGTCTTTTGCTGTAAAAAAGTCAGTTGTACCTGGTTTGATGATATTGAATGTACCGATATCAACCGGAGTTCCTATAGTAGGTTCTAATCCACCAGCCCTGGCAGAAGCATTTACAGAAGCTAAAGCTCGCCTTGTATTCTCCAAAGCTCTGATACCTTGTTCTTTTGCCTTTACTGCTTCAATACGGCCTTCTAGCTCTTTATATCTAGCTTGTGCATAATATGCTTTTTTCGTTGCTTCTCCTTGTTTGATTTGAGCAAAAGCAGTTGCAACAGATATACCAGTAGAAACTAATGTTGCTGTTGATGCTGTTGCTATCATGGGTGCTAGAAATGCCATATCATTGTCCAGTACTTAGTTTGTACTCTACTCCTAATACAGTAGCGAATAGAGGTTGTGTTTGTGTAAATGTAAGTTGTGCTGTATCACTGTATCCCAGTAGGGGAGCAATCCTTTTTCTTCCGGTAAATGTCGTAGGTACTGATCCTAATGTATAAGGAAAAGATTCTAAGACACATTGAAATCCATTGATGGCTACATTCTGAGTTCTGTCTAAAACTGGTGTAGCTTCTAATATTCTACGTTTCCGGCTAACAACCACACCGGATGACAACTTGGGTTCTGCTGGTAATGTCTTGACTTCGACAGTGTAGGGAAGGCCAACCTCAACAAATGATGAGGGTGCTTGATCTATAGTTATAGCTCCACTTGATACAGTCTTGTCAGTCAAAACAAAATTATCTCTTACTACATCTACAGTCTTGCCTTCCAGGTGAGATAGGTTGGAGCAAGTTGTATTACCTGGTAAAGATTGATCAGGGCTGGTTGCCCCTGAGAAGTATTGAATGTTGGCATCTGTCGTTCTTTGATCGTCAAACATCTCAACATATCTTTTTGTAGCACTATTGATTGTTCTTTCTGTGACAACATAAATGTCAGTAATATCAACACCTACGTCTAAAAACTTACCATCTGTGATGAACTCTGAAGGAGCTACAACATTCTGTGATCTCAGTATTGAGAACACTCCCATTGTGCCATCCTGATCATTTGTAATTAAAAGTAGATCACCATCATCAGTAGATGTCGCAACCCTCAATGCCATTGATCTTGGTGTTTTAAGTAAATGAGATGATAGCAGTGAGATATTATTAGCCTGGTAGTTTAGATCAACATCACTAAATAAAAACTCTCTTAGAGCCTTGCCTTCTCGCTGAATAAATAATGTACCACCTTCTGCTGATACTGGCTTGATACCTTCTTTCGATCCTCTTCTAGTTGCATTCTTAACAACCAGGTTAGATGGTGTGATGGGATCAAGGTCTGCCTGGGGAACAAAGAACTCAGCATCAGTTGTAAATATCTGTAGGTCTCTACCTGATCTCATGGCTGTTATAGCATTCACGCTGTCGGTAGCTATAGTTACAAATAATGCATCATCATCTAGGGCTTCATGTGTTTTAAAATTAAAAAAGTCACCTATTTTTGATCCAAACAAAGCATTGGGTAAAGACTTGCTTCCACCAAAAAATAACCTTCCTTCATGGAATGTGCATGTTCTTGGAAATCCTCTAGTACTAGAAAAAACATCTTCATAACCAATTTCTAACTCCCAAGCTCCTGAAGCTATAGCTACATCTTTTTCAAAAAAAGGAAACTCAGTTACTACTTTTACTTCTGTAGATGATGGCTGTTCAACTATCCTAGCCCTACCAAAACCATTTAAAACATTTATGTATTGATCAACATGACTTCCATTAAAAACAGCAGAAGAAGCAGTTATATTCACTGTGCCATCGACAGCATCCGGTGTAATTGTTACAGAGGGATTGCTACTTGATAAACTAAAAGCATGTTTTGGTGAAGTTAAAGTTGGTGTAGAAAATGTCCAGGTTGAATTGCTACCACCTCTAACAATAGACTTAGGAGACATATCCTCATGGACCAGGATTAATGTATCGGCACTTTGAGTAAAATATAATCTATCAAGATCAATGTCACCCAAGGCACAAACAAGGAAGTCATTGCCTGAACTATTTATATTGGTGATTTGCTGACCATTTGCAAAGACAAACATCCTGGTATTGCTAGTTGTGTTTTTAACAAACACCAGCATATAGGATTGTGTCGTAGAAAATTCAAAAGGTATAAGTCTAATACCATCTAAGGTAGTAAATGATCCACCCAGGTGAGATGATATATCCAGCATGAATCTAAGACCAGGCCGTCTTTCAAAACCACCCTGGGGAAGCACAACAACATTCTGAGCTTTTTCTAAAGCTGATGCATATTGCTGTATATCTATTCTGCCATGTAGAAGAGGGTCAATCTCACCTACAGTGAAATTTGATTGATACTGAGTAACCCTGGCCATTATCTAACATCCGTCAATAGATAATCAGCGATTACTGTTTTTGATTGCCCAGCCCCATCTATGTTGATTGCTTGTCTAAAATATCCACCCCTCATATTCTCAGAAGGTGTTCCTAGAGCTATAGTTCGCCAATAATCACTCTTGGTAGTCTGATCTGTAACCGGCTCGGCTAAATGCCAGGCCATCTGATAAACCAGCATCTGCACAAAGTATGACGGCATATCAACTTCAGATACAAGCTTTTGATAATCTAGAACTATTGTTGTTTCATTTGTAAATAATTGATCACCCTGGATTTCATAGTCAGTAATCTTAGGTAGTGTACCAGTTGATAAAGAAGCATAGACAGCCCTTGGAACACCATTGAACATATCTGATGGTAGTTGATAAGCATGTAAGTAAACATTTGTAGGTGCTGTTGTAAGCTGTCCTAATTGCTGTTTTGTAAGAGTGAAAGACCAGGGATACATTCCCAGGGTTTGTGCTTTGACACGAGGATACAGCACTGAGCAGACTGAGCTAGGGGCTGTGCCGTCTGCAAACGATGTGATTTGATTTGCTCCAAGTAGAAGGAGAGCTTGTGAACAAATGCTTACGTCAGTATCGCCTTCAGCCATATCCTCGCCTTTTAGTTGTTAGTCACTATCTGTTTGTGCGATAGTTGTTCCATCACTTACATCAACTACAGATGAAGCATTAGAAACTACTGTATGTATTGATGATGCTAAAGTACCACCTGTACTAGTAACAGA